GCTCCTCGACCATGGCGGCGATCTGGCAGTCGATTTCTTCACAGTTGGTGAGGGCCTGCTGGATAATGATACCGTCCTCAATCAAGGCATCCCGATTTTCGATGAGGGTATTGAAAACGGTAAGGAATGCGGCCTTGACCCGTTCTTCATCCAGATGGGGCGTGTGGCACTTCTGGTCACCAGAGAATTTGCTGTTACATTGCCAGATGGTTCGGCGGTATTTGGAGGTGGAATGCCAGGTCTTGGAACCGTAATAGTCTCCGCAGTCGCCGCAAATGATATGGGTGGCCAAAACACTCTGGCCGCTGTATCGTCTGGGAAGGGATCGTCTGCGTTTGATCTCCGCTTGGACGATGGCGAACTCCCAAGGCTGTACAATGGCCGGGTGGCTGTTTTCTACATAGTATTGGGGAACCTTACCATCGTTTACGATCATCTTTTTGGTAAGAAAATCAACGGTGTAGGTTTTCTGCAGGAGGGCATCGCCTTTGTACTTTTCATTGGAAAGGATGCTCTCAATGGTGCTGGGTGACCACTTGCTCTTTCCAGAAGGCGTCGGGATACCTTCCTCGGTGAGCTGCTTTGCGATGGCACAAGGGGTGCTTCCCAGAATGAACATGGAGTAAATCCGGCGGATGATTTCCGCTTCCTCCGGCACAATCTGGGGCAATCCATCCGGGCCTTTCTGGTAGCCCAGGAAGTGTTTATAAGGCAGGGCGACCTTGCCGTCTGCAAACTGCTTCCGCTTGCCCCAGGTGACGTTTTCAGAAATGGAGCGGCTTTCTTCCTGGGCAAGACTGGACATAATCGTAATCAGCAGCTCGCCCTTGCTGTCCAGGGTGTAGATGTTTTCCTTCTCAAAGTAGACTTCCACGCCTTTTTCCTTCAGCTTACGCACCGTGGTCAAGCTGTCGACGGTGTTTCTGGCGAAGCGGCTGACGGACTTGGTGACGATGAGGTCAATCTTGCCAGCCAGGGCGTCGGCCACCATCTGGTTAAAGCCGTCACGCTTTTTGGTGTTGGTGGCTGTGATGCCTTCGTCGGTGTAGACCTTTACGAACTCCCAGTCGGGTTTGGATTGAATGTAGCGAGTGTAGTAGTCCACCTGGGCTTCGTAGCTGGTCTGCTGTTCTTCACTGTCGGTGGAGACTCGGGCATAACCGGCCACGCGCCGCTTCCGCTGCAAGGCGATGGGTAAATGGCTGATGGGATTGATGCTGGCCGGGATGACCGTTACCGATCTGACGGATCTGCTCATAACTGGGGCCTCCTTTGCTCGTGCTGAGTTGCTCTCTGGTCGCCACCCGGAAGTAAGCAACCGCTATTCTTTTTCTTGAACCGTCCATCTGAATACCTTTCTGGCGTTTCATGTTGCAGGGCGGTTTGCCGAGCCGCCTCTCTTTTTTCTCTGGTCCAGCTTTCCCGGCGGGAGCGATCCTGCCAAACGGCGGTGACCTTGTTACCGCCCTTAAAGCAGTAGGTCAGCCGGTTCTCCGTTCCAACCTCGATACGCTCTACCTTCGCCAGAAATACTGTTTCGTCGAAGGTGTCGGTTCCGAGAACTTCTGCGGTGACCATCATAAGCGTTTCCTCTGGGATCACCTTTGAAGTCGGGCAGAATTCCTTGCCTTTGGTGTTGTAGGTTCCGCAGACCCAAGCGGGGCCTCGTCTGACCATCTTTCTGCGGTAGTTCTTTCCGCAATCCATACATACGAGCTTCCCACGGAAAGGATAGATCACATTGGGATCGGAAGCGTGGGCATAGATCGCAGCTCGTTCCTTTCTGGTTTCCTGGGTGGTCTGGAACTCCGCCATGGAAATAATCGCCTCGTGGCTGTCCTCTGCGTGGTACATGGGAAGCTGGCCACGGTTGATGCGGCCTTTCTTCGTGATGTGATCCTCCACAAAGGTTGTTTGCAGGAGAAGGTTCCCCGTGTACGCATAGTTATTGAGGAGCTTCTGGAGGCTTCCTTGCGTCCAGAGGTTTCCGAGCCTGGTTCGGTATCCTTCTTTGTTCAGATACTTTGCAATTTTGTAAGTACCCCAGCCACCGTTGTAAAGGGAGAAGATGAGCTTTATCAAAGCTACCTCTTCTGCCACCTGCACATAAATACCATCCTCGATGCGGTATCCAAGGATCAGACCGTTCCAGGGAAGACCATTCTGGAAGTTGGCTCGGATACGCCATTTCTGGTTTTCGCTGGCGGAGCGGCTTTCTTCCTGTGCGTAAGATGCCAGAATGGTCATCATCAGCTCTCCGTCTGCGCTCATGGTGTAAATGTTCTGTTCCTCAAAGTAAACATTGATACCCAGAACCTTCAGTTCCCGAACGGTCTCCAGCAGCGTGACGGTGTTGCGGGCAAATCGTGATATGGACTTGGTAATAATCAAGTCGATCTTTCCGGCCCGGCAATCGTTAAGAAGTCGCTGGAAATTCTCACGGGTATCCTTGGTGCCGGTCAAAGCTTCGTCGGCATAAACGCCACAGTATTGCCAGCCGGGGTGCTTTTGAATGAGGTCGCTGTAATAGCTGACCTGGGCCGACAGCGAGTGGAGCATGGCATCCTTACCAGAGGACACTCTGGCGTAGGCTGCGACCCGTGTGAGTTTTGGTGCTTCTGCAGGAAACTCGACCTGCTTAATGATGCGTTTCAATGCGTCACCTCCTTGGTATTAGTGAGCATATTACCTCTGTTTTGGCCTAATAGCCAGGGATATTAGTGGAATATAGTACACGATGTTTCCAGGTGTTTTTTGGTCATAATTGTATCAATTACGGCGTACTCTTCCTCCGAAATGATGCCTCTGCGTACCAATTCACGAGCCATAGACATTGCCATTCTGTACTGGAGAAGCTGGCGGGCTTTCTGCTCATCCATCGCTGTTCACCTTCTTTCTGGCAAGGGCATAACAGCTCCGAGAGCAGTATTTCCGTCCTGCCTTTCCGTAGCTTTCAAAGACGGTGCCGCAATGCTGGCATACGATCCGATAAAAAGCCTTCTTGTTCAGCTTTGCCTCATTTTCCTTCCACCAGGCCATTCGGCATTTATCCGAGCAGTACCGCTTCGCCTTTTTATGGGGAGTCTGTACGAGCAGCCTTCCGCAGTGGCGGCACAGCCCTTTGTGATCGGCGATGTCCGCCTTGGACACGGGGTATCGATGGCAGTGAACTTTTACGGTATTCTGGGAAATGCCAGTAAGCTCCGAGATTTGTTTGGGGGTAAGTCCGTCCAGCTGGTAAGAGCGGATCTGGCTGCGTTCTTGGTCAGTCATAGCGAAGTCCTCCTTCTGAGGGAAAGAGACTCCCTCACTACTTAGCCACGGCAGACCACATTTTTTGCCGGTCTATAACAAAAAAATCCCACCGGGCGAACCCAGTGGGAAGAGATAAACGGAAAGACCTCTGCGGCCTTATTGCAGTTGGATAACGATTAGTAAGGGCTTCGGTAGTGATAGCGGACACCTAAAAGAATACACCCCAGGCAGGCTGCCCAGAGCGTATCTGTTAGTTCATATCCAAATTGGACAGCTGGTGCCGCTGATCTCTGCGGCCATAGATGATTCCGAAGACTTGAACCTTTTTAGCTTCCTCATCCACCCAGAAATAGACCAGGTAGTTTTTAACCGGGAGCTTATGTACACCCTGACTGTGCCAGGGTTCCTCTTCGGTAAGGGGCACACGGTTGGGAAACTGATCCAGAGAAGCGATTTCTTTTTCCAGAGTGTCTAGCATCTTCATGGCAGTGCCGGGAGCTTGCAGCGTGTAGCTGATATAGCTGATAATTTCTCTCAGCTGATCTTGGGCCTGCGCTGTAATTTTTACTGTGTATTTATCAGGCATTACTGCATCTCCCGTCTCAGATCTGCAAATACATCAGACGCAGCACGGGATTTGTCTGCCTTGGCCTCGTTCATACCACGCGCCATCATTGCGTTGAAAGCGGCCTCGTCCATCTCGTCCCGGGCGACCGGCACAGCGGGAACGGCAAGAGAGAACGGAATGCTACGAGTCATGATGATCTGCTTATAGAGCGTGTTGATCACAACAGAAGCAGGGATGCCCAGCATCTCCATAATCGCTTCGGCTTGCTCTTTAACGCTCGGTTCGACACGAGCCATTACATTAGCGGTCTTGGTTGCCATAGTTCATACCACCTTTCTGGCCCTATTATAACCCATTGTATTGCTGATTGCAATACAAAATCAAAAATTTACAATTCAAATGGTGATGCTGTCTGCGCGAGAGGCCAGCTGCCAGAATACCCAGCGATCCAAAGCCATGAAATCGCCAGCATTTTTGAACTGGGAGTGCTTGAACAGCATCCGCAGAGTAATGGCCACGGCCACTTCATGCTTGCAGAGATCGGAGTAGGGACAGTCACAGTAGATGTCGGTCATCATGCCATCGTTAAAATGAAAATCAACCCGATACCATTTGGTTCCTTCCACATAGGCACGGCCTACACCGTTCTGGACGCAGAGATAACGCACACGGCCTTCCTTGCAATAGCCCACAGCCCGCTCGGCAATGACAGAGGTGATGTCCTCGCAGGCTTCGATGTTGTTGATGTCAATGGTGTATCCCTCGCCGGAGATCACCTCATCCTCTTCTCGT